CATACTATTCACACGGTAGTAGGTATTGGTAGTCACTACGTTACTTGTCCCAGTTAAGGTAATGGTTTCACTGATCGTGTTATAAGAACTATCCAAACCAGTGATCGTCACATTAGCCGTGTCAGATGTGGTACTAGCCACGTTGAGCGTAGACGCTGTAGTGATATACACATAAGCACTATTCTGTTCCCATATAGGAATAGGTGACGTACCTACGTTAGCGTTGTAACCAAATATGGTTACGCTAGAGTGATAAGGTATTTGACCTCTGCCAACTTGCAACTCGAACGGTTCATGCCGTCCGTGCAAGG